TGATGATTCATTCAGCACCAACCCAGCATTCACCCCAGTGCAGTATGTAAACACTGTTATCGATAACTCAATCGGATCACGTCCAGCCATTGATGCAATCGGATCACGTGCAATTACTGCTTCCGGGATGGTCATCTCACATCCAAAAATCACAACCAATGGCACTGTGGCAGACACCAACGAAGGTGCAGCACCATCAGAGCAAGGTATTGTCAGCTCGTATGTCAATTTGGACGTAAACAAGTTCGCTGGACTTCAGAGATATTCAGTAGAACTTTTGGAGCGTTCAAGCCCAGATTTCTTCCAAGCAATGGTTGATAACATGACACGCGCCTACAACAAGGCAACTGATGCAGCCGTTATCGCAGCACTAACCGCTGGTGGTACACAGGCAACAGCACAGGATGCAGACTCTGATGGCATCATCGGTTTCGTATCTAGCCAAGCCCCAGCCGCTTACCTAGCAACTGGCGAATTGCCAAGCGCTTACATTGCAGGCACTGGCCAGTGGTCATTGTTGATGGGTGCAACCGATTCAACCGGTCGCCCAATCTACAACGCATACAACCCACAGAACAACGGTGGAGTTGCAGGCCCACAGTCCCTACGCGGTAACGTGCTTGGACTTGATCTGTACGTAGATCCAAACGCAGTATCAACTGTTATCGATGAGTCGGCATTCATTGTCACCCCATCCGCAGTTGCTATCTACGAATCACCAATCCTACGTATGTCAACAAACGTAGTAACCAGTGGTGAAATCGAGACAATGCTTTACGGTTACTTAGCCGTAGGTGTTCTAACTGCAGGTGGCGTACGCCGCTTTAACTTGACCTAAATCAAGTTAACAATCGTGTGGGGGGTGCGGCCCTGTGCCCCCCACACACCCCCTATTAGATAAGGATTTGAGATGGCACTAATTACTATTAGCGAGCTAAAAGCCGTACTTGGTATTGGTGACATCTATGCTGATGCAATCGTGCAAGAGGTAGCCGATGCAGCTGAAAACATCCTTTTATCTTTGCTTGTCAAAAACCAATACTCCATTGTGGCCAGAGAGCGCGTAGGCACAGTAGCCACGCTTTACACAGACCGAGTAAATGATTTTTATGTGGGCCAAACTTTAACTGTTGATGGATGTGGCGCACACTTCAACGGCACACACACAATCACAAAGCGCACAGACTATTCCTTTAGTTTTGCAATCGTAACTGGAACAAACCCAAAGCAGGCTGTCGTGCCTTATGGCTTTGCCAATGACGTTGAGTTTGTTGATCTCGAAACAGTTCCAGAAATACATGAGGCATGTCTTGCAATCGCCTGTGACATCTGGATCACACGCACTGGCACACTTGGCCAGCAAGGTGTGGACTTCCAAAGCCCAGCGCCCTACCGTTTAGGCCGATCCCTATTTACCCGAGTATCAGGATTACTTGGTAAGTGGATGGACACCCGAGGCATGGTCGGATAATGGGAAACCTTGCCACATACCGTACAAACCTTGCCACAACTCTTGCAGCTGCCGGGCGAGTAGTTTATTCATTCCCAAAAGAAAACATCACGCCATCGGCCATTGTGCTTGTGCCGGGATCGCCTTACATCACAGTCGGCGCAATCGGTGGCACACGTTGCCATGTGCGCTTTGACATTACTTGCATAGTCAATGCAGCTGACAACCAAGCCGCACTGGCTAATTTAGAAACTTTAATCTTTAGTGTCACAGACCTACTCGCCAATAACATCTCATTCCTTGGCGGATGGTCACAACCCACAGTCCAGCAAATCGGAAATGCCGACATGCTAATCAGCCAACTCAGCATAGAGATGGTCACAACCAACTAGAAAGGCAAGTCATGCCAGCAACATACATAACTGGTCGGAATCTGACTTTGAGCATCAACTCTGTGTCATACGCTGATCAAGCAAGCACAGTCACACTTGAAATGGAAAACAACCAGCAGGTGTTGGAAGTCCTATCAGGTCGCGCTTACAAGACCGTAGATAAGACAGCCACACTAAATGTGGAACTTTACCTTGATGACTCCGCATCCGCTGGCATCATCTCGGCGCTATGGGACGCAGCATCAACTGCACCTGACACAGCACTGACTTTCAGTTTTGATGTCAACGGTGACACATTCACTGGATCAGTTTTCCCAGTATTTCCAACCGTTGGTGGCGCGGCCACTGACGTTTTGACTACATCCTTGAGTTTCGTAGTTCAAGATGGAACAGTCGCAAGAGCATAACTAGCAGAACAGGGCACCACTTATGGAATACAAAGTAACTACCAAACAGGGCAACAACTACATAGTGAGCGATGACAATGCTTGGCTGTGGGTCGAGATCGAAAGAGAACTCGGCTACACAGTCAGTCAGGCAGCTGACAAGATGGCGCAAGGGTCACTGGATGTGATCACTTGCCTACTTTACAAGGCAGCAAAGACGGCTGGGCATACCAAACTACCGAGCCAACAGGCATGGGTGGTCAATGAGTTTGACACCTTTGAGGTGGTAGAGGAAAGCCCAAAAGAGAGTTAAGGGACACGCTGGTGCGGATAGCAGTATCGACCGGCATCCCGATGACTGACTTAATGCAGTGGTCGCTCGCAGACATTAACACAGCCATTGGGCTGATACGAGAGAGGAATGGTCATGGCTGATACAAGAACAACAATCAAAATCCAGCCTGACATGCGCGACTTGCGCGACACTCTCAAGGCCCTTAACAAAATGGAAAAGGAAGCCAACGTAGAGCTAAAGGACGATGTACAAGCAATTACTATGTGGATGGCAACAGCAATTCAACGTGCTGGATTTGCACACCCAGAGTATCCAAAACAGGCATACATAGTTGCCAAAACTGTAAAGGGCAATCGAGACAGAATCCCAAGCGTTACTATCGGTGGCTCACGCGGTCGAGTATCTGGTGGCGCAAATGCCGGGCAGTTGTTGTTTGGTAATGAGTTTGGCGGCGATCGCAACGCTTTTGGCAATAAAAACGCCTTTCCTAATGGTGGCTTTAGATTCCCACCCCGTACAGACCGAGAGGGTCGCGGCAACGTGGGTTACTGGATCTTTCCAACGCTTAAAGAAAATCAAGGCACACTCACCGATAAGTGGAAAGCAGCTGTGCAAAGAGTATTTGACAAGTGGGGGAGTCCTATCTAATGGCTGACGTTAGAACAATGAAGCTGAACTTGCTGGCAGATGTTAGCCAGTTTGGCAAGAGCCTTACAAAGGCCGACCAAAAGACCCAGACATTTAGTCAAAAGGTTAACAAGTATTCCAAAGCCATGGCCAAGTCATTTGCGCTGGCTGGTGTTGCAGCTGCAGCCTATGCAGTCAAGCTCGGAGTTGATGGTGTCAAGTCAGCCATTGAGGATGAAAAGAGCCAAGTCAAACTTGCTCAAGCCTTACGCAACACCACCAAAGCCACTGATTCCCAAATTGCCAGCACAGAGGATTACATCAGCAAGCAACAGTTGTCTTTTGGTATTGCTGACACCAAGTTGCGCCCGGCACTGGCTAACCTTGCTCGAGCCACTGGCGATCTAACCAAGGCCCAAAAACTTAATAACCTTGCCATTGACATTGCGGCAGCAACCGGCAAAGACCTTGAAACAATTAGTCTGGCATTGTCTAAGGCTTACAACGGCAATTTGGGGGCATTGACCAAACTTGGTGTGCCACTAGATGCCAACATTATCAAAACAAAAGATTTTGAAGCGGCAACCGATCAACTGCAGAAACTCTTTGGCGGATCAGCCCAAGCCAATGCCAAGACACTTGAGGGCCAGTTATCTATCTTGCGCGAAACTTTTGCAGAGTTGCAAGAGGGCGTGGGAGTCAAAGTGATACCAATCTTGAAGCGACTAGCCGAGGAAACCATCAAGGTATCTCGGGCTTTTAGTGGACAAGATCCAGAGGGTCTTAGCGCAAGGGCCAGAGAATTAAAAGGTGAAGTTGGGGATAGTGGCGCTGGTTCACTTGGTCGCAGCCTAAAGATTTTGGCCGATAGTTTTGGTCGCTTGTTTGGTGAACTTAGCAGTTCAAAGGCTGGCGAAGCTACAACCACTATGCAACAACTGGCAGAGGCTTTGATAGATGTGGCCAATGCTATAAATGCCATCGCCAATGCCTTTAGAAACTATAAGAAGTTTTACGACAAAGTGCCAAAGGGCTTGAAAGATTTCATGAATCCTTTAACAAGATTAAGCCAATACGCTGACTTGTTTGGTGGCAACATGGCAGCTGGTGGCACAGTTAGCGGAAACAAAGCCTACCGAGTAGGCGAGTTTGGCCCTGAAATGTTTGTGCCTAGTGGCTCGGGATCAATCCGCCCGGCATCAGGTGGTGGCGGCACAACTGTAATCAACCTCAATGGCATAGTAGATGCAGCTAGTGCCAGACGTAGCATCGAGCGCCTACTCCAGACTCAAAGCCGCACCAGTGGCCCGATCAATCTTGCTGGCGCTTTGCCATGACCGCTTTTACTCCAGACATTAGGATTCAATATTATCCGCCGAACACTGACAGATTAGACCCTGCAATAACCGTAACAGATTGGGTCGATTACAGCATAAGCGCCTCTAGAGGCACGTCAGAATATATCAGCCCACCTTATCCAGCCTCAACTGTGGTCACTTTGCTATTTGATCAAAATGTAATTCCTGATATAGAACTTGGATCATTCGTTGAAATAGGTGTTTACACTGCATCCGTAGACACATGGGCCATCATTCATAGCGGATACGTTACAAGCCGTAAAAGTGCATACCGAGCCTATGGGCTTGATGGATTTGTTTTAGAATGGCAATTTTCTTTGACATCGGGTATTTCAATTTATCAAAACATGACTTGGTACAACGAATCTAATTTTACTGACACCACAGAGGAGTGCATCCAAAAAGTTTATTTGGAAGCTGGCCGCTTTATGTGGAATCAGATCAATGTCAATACGACATGGGAAAACTACGGGCCTTTGGCTTGGGACAACGTAGATGACCTTGTTATCTATTCGTTACCAGTTGTATCTGGCAGTGGCGATGAATCTTTGCAGAGATTAAACGCAGGCTACCGCAATGTGTGGGATGACTTAGTGACTTTAGTGTATGGCGTAAATGGCTGGATTTGGGAGGATCCCAACGGCACATTAACTGTGGATTGTGGCTTGGGATTTCCGCCTGAACAGATAACAATTACGCAGGACATGCTAAGCACTGACATTCAGGGCGGCGATGGCATAGACAAAATAAGAAATAAAGTTACGATTACCGAGTTTGATGGCGTAGAAACTACTTATTATGATGACGAGTCGATCAGCCTTTACAACGAAAGATCAGGCAGCCTAAGCACATACCTAACGGAAACACTAGAGGCCGCCAACGTGGCCCAGCGTATTCTTAATGGCCTTGCCTATCCCTTACTATCTACCGAGCAGATAAGCCTTAATCTGCTAAACCCAATCTTTACTGACGAGCAGCGCGACTTGCTCTTGTATCGGCCTCTTGGAATCAAGATGCAGGTGGAGGCGCCTTTGCCAATGGGCGGCACCCAGTATTACCAGACAATCGGCTGTCAGTTTGACATAACCAAAGATGCCTTTATTTTGGGGCTATCACTTGCGCCATACTCACAGCAATACAACTCAATCAACTGGGATCAAGTCCCATACAGTTATACTTGGACAAGCTACGGAACAGCGTTCCCTACACAGAAATGGAATGAACTTTAATGGCAACAACGACACCACGATTTGGATGGCCAGTTCCTACAAGCACTGATCTAGTAACTAATGGCGCGACTGCGATTGAAGCACTTGGCGATGGCATTGACACTACTTTAGGCTCGGCAAGTTTTCCCAATCAGATCGTAAACAATACAACCGGCACTGCCCGTCCTATCGCTTTCTCAATGCGTACTGGCGCGGCCACTGTCGCAGCTAATAACTCGGTATCAATTACATTCCCATCAGGTCGCTTTACAGTTACGCCTGAAATAATAAGCGGATTTGATTCAATTTCCACTACTTTGAGCGGCCCTAGTTCAGCACAAGCAACTTCAACAACTGCTGGCAACCTTTACAATTCCAGCAACGCATCACGCCGAGTTGTTTTTATTGCTTTCCAAATGACTTCTTCCGCAGCGTTAGGATAATTGAATGAACAAAAATGTAACTTGCAGGACTAAAGACTGCGAAAATGAAAACATAGAACTATTGGTAATTGACTGCCAAGAAACAGTTATCTGTGGCTGTTGCTATGTAGAGATCACAGACAAGGTCGATCCAAAGCCAGAGCCAAAAGCCAAAAAATGAGCGTATTGACTTGGTTCGCACACAGTCCCATTGCCTCTTTCATTAGAGTCTTTGGTGCTGGTGTTTTGGGCTGGGTGCTTATTAACGCAGATACACTCGGCATTCATCCAGCATTAACCATTGGAATAGTGTCGGCATTACCTATCATCATTAACTGGTTAAACCCCGAATACAACAATTATGGCAGGGCCAACTTAGATGAAACCGATTAAGTCTGGCATTGTTTCATTTCCCTACGGGGCTAAGTACCGCACTGGCGGAATACACAAGGGCATTGATTACAGAGCAGCCATTGGTACGCCAGTTGTAGCAGCTGTGCCGGGCGTAGTTGTACACGCTGGCAAGCACATCTACAAAAAAGGCTGGGGCTTTGCCTTTGGAATACACGTCATAGTGGACAATGATGCCTTTCCAGACGGCACAGCAGGCCTGTGGGCTGGCTATTGCCACCTAGACGGTGTGAATGTAGCAGTCGGTCAGAGAGTCCGTCAGGGGCAGTTATTAGGCACTTCAGGCAACACAGGCCGATCTACTGGGCCTCACCTACACTTCCAGATCCTTGCCAGCCGTACATGGAATCCAATTAAGTTTAGAAATCCAGAGAAATGGATCAAAGCATGAGCCAATACATCAGCCGTAAATCAGATGCCTCAAGCCGCATTCCAACACAAACTTTAAAGCCTAATGAATACAACACATTAGAAGTTGATGGCCTATTTAGTGTCATACCTAATGCAGACACATCTACTGGCGCATTGTTTGCCACATACCTAAACATCAAAACACCTAAAATCGGTGGCGCAACAGAGCTGACGATCAAATGGGTACGTGATCCCAAGGGTATAAATGATGCAACTGGTTATCAGACATTCAGCCTGACTAAAGGCGGCACTACATTTGTGAAAGATGTCTGGCTATTTCAAGCAAAGAAAGGCCAGCCAGTAGCCCTGCAGCTCAAGGCCAATGGCAAAGCCACAATAACCACACGTGAAATCAAGTTGGCTATCTCATGAGCGATTTGATTACTGCCGGGCAACTGGCAGCTGCCCTAATTGCAATCCTTACCCTTGCTGGAATGCTGGTCAAATGGGGCATAGTTAAACCCATAAAGGCCTACATAGACACCATGACTTATGCCATCCAGCCTTATGCCAATGGCGGAAAATCCTTACCAGACTTGATAAACAAGGTAGATTCACTACATCTAGTGGTCCAAGAACATTTGAACACAAGCCACAACACGCCTATTTTACGAAAGTGCTTGTGCGATTCTGAATAGTGTGCTTAAACTATTCCTGTGAGCGCCAAGGCTCACAATTTAAGAATAGGAATCAGGGCATGAAGTTAAAAGCAATTAAGGACCCAATCGGCGGCTACAGAGTAGCTGGTACAAACATAATTTGGGCAAGAAACAATGAGTGCCGTTGTTGCTGGTATGTGTTTGATCAAGATACAACGGAAACAATTGCATCAATGCTACGTACCTACAATGATGCAAAATACACTGCATTTGAGTATGCAATGCAAGAAGTACATTATCCAGAGATGGCAGGTGCATAAGCATGATGACAATTATTGGCTTTGGCTTATTTTTTGCAGTCGGCTGTTTGGTCGGAATCATGGTTGAAAATGACCATCACAAACAAAAGCAAATCAAGTGGGCTAAGAAACGTCATCCCGTTGGATCATCCATTGAGGCACAAATGGCAAGAGATGGATGGAAAATCTAATGGCCTTTGACATTAGCAATTACGTAACAGTGGCAGAGCGTGTGGCCATGTTTTACGAGAAATACCCAGAGGGCTCGATTCAGTTCGAGTTCATGGGTGTCATGGACGGCGATCCACTAAAGATGTGGGGCATTGCTAGAGCCTACAGAACACCAGAGGATCCACTGCCGGGCATTGGCACTGCATCTGAATTGATCGTAGGCAAGAGCCCGTACACCAATGGATCAGAGCTGCAGAACCTTGAGACAGCCTGCTGGGGTCGCGCATGTGCAAGCCTCAACATTGGCACATCTAAGGGCTTAAGCAGCAAAGAGGAAATCATAGGTAGCCGAGAGCGCCAAGCACCCGGCCCAGCCAAGTCAAAGGAAGTGCCGGTGGTGCAAGAGCCACCCAGCGACTGGGGAATCCCCAGTGAAGCGCAGGAGTTACGCGAACCAGTATTGGATCCGTGGGACGTAGAGTATGTAGAGCAAGCACCCGAAATACCTAACTGCCTACATGGTCCAATGGTTAGGCGTAGTGGTATCTCTAAAAAGAATGGCAAGCCTTATGCCGGGTATTTCTGTGACAATGAACCGCAGTGTGATCCAAAGTTTGACCGATCATGAGCGTTAGAAAAATGACTTGTTGGTGTCCACCGTTTATTCATCTAAGAAGTTGCTGGGTGCAATACAACTTTGGATGGGTAGAGGGTAATCACAATGTTAGAGACATAATTGAGGATCATCTTGACTATGTAAATGAACAGAATATGCCTAACAACATTGAATCCGTACTAGACAAAGTGAATGAATATGTCATGGATGTCTATGCAACTCATGGCATGGAATACAAGGAATATGAAGCAGAGGATGAGGATGAACTCTGAACACAGCAAGTATTGTCATTGTGTATGCACTGACTTGTACGAGCTACAGGCAGCCATTGAGGAAGCCAGAGCAATACACATAAAGCTAGAGCCAAGGGATGAGTGCTTGTTATGTGGCAAGACTGATGGCTCGTGTGATAACTGCAAATGGACCAAGAATTGTGTGTGCTGTGATGAGGAATGGCCATGTGACACATTCATCGCACTAGATTTAGAGCGATCATGAGCAGGTGGCAGTTGGAGTTTCATACAACCTTGATGACTTTATTAAGGCTCACAAGGAATCTAAGAAGCATGGACTGTGACCACTGTGCAGACTTACTCACACAGGCTTACAAGTGCATGGACAAAGAAACACAAGAGATAAGAGATAGGGCAAATCATGATGGACAATAAAGATGCAATGTACATTTCAATACTTAAGAAACTTTATGGCGCTTATGAGGCTTTGCCTTACTTTGCCGAGAGCTGTGAGATCTGCAGTGAGACACTAAGCCCTTTTGACATTGGTGTGGACCCATACACAAACACACGTACATGGATGACTAAATGCTGTGGTGAGGTTAATACATATCAGCAAAAACTAGAGCCGCAAATATAAAAACTAGCCAGTAGTTGGAGTGGTTCTTGATCCCTCGTCCGGACTACTGGCTAGTACCTACATTGTAATAGCAAGACCGACAAAATGTCTAGGCATGACTCAAACTGCTGGCTGCCT